GACAGGTATCCACGCTTTAGATAAGGATATCCTTAACATCTCGCTTGCTGTTGCTCCGGGCTTCAGTGATGATGCGGTTCAAAATGAACTCATTACTCTGGCTGAGTCGTCGAAGAACTTCTTCGCTCTGGTTGCTCCTCCTTATGGTCTGAACGAAGTCCAAGATGCGATCAACTGGATCAACGGTCAAGGTGCTAGAACGGCTGCTCTGAATAACTCTTACGCTGCTGTTTACTGGCCATGGGTGCAAGTCTTCAACCCGTATGCTGGCAAGGAAGAATGGTATGATCCTTCGATCTTCGCTGCTCGACAGTGCGTCTTCACAGACAGCGTTGCAGAGCCGTGGTTCGCTCCTGCGGGCTTCAGAAGAGGTCGCCTGACCAAGCCTACGGATACGGAAGTTAACGTCAACCAGGGCGATAGAGACGCTCTCTACGTCAACAATGTTAACCCGATTAGTAACGAGCCTCAAACGGGTATCACAGTCTTTGGACAGAAGACCACGCAAAGACTGCCTACCGCGCTCGACAGAGTTAACGTTAGAAGACTGATGATCTACATCAGAAAGGTTCTCCTTGAACTTGGCAAGCCCTTCCAATTTGAGCCGAACGATCAGTTCACTTGGGAGCAGGTTGAAGGTGCGGTCAAGCCGTTCCTTAAGGACCTGACGGCTAGAAGAGCCATTATCGAGGGTGCCGTCAAGTGTGACTCTAGCACGAACACTCCTCTGAGAGTTGATAGAAACGAACTGTGGTGCTCGGTGACGATCAAGCCAACTAAGGCTGCTGAGACTGTGGTCTTCGAAGTGAACCTGACGAGTCAGTCAGCTACAATTGCCTAAGGAACGATAAATGGTTTTACCTAGAAACAGTATAATTGACAGTCAATTTCAGCGCAATACGGGGACTAATGGTCCCCTGCCTGAAATCTCCACTGATCTGGAAACGATCAGAACCTACCAGTTTGAAGTCAACTTTCAAAACTTCGGAAGCGTGGTTGGAAACCAAAGAGTTGCTGGGGACGTTACCGTCGCTGCAAAACAAGTTGGCACGATCACCTATGGCGTTGATTCGATTGCTCTGGATAGACTGAACGATAAGGTCTACTACCCTGGTAGGGTTACTTACGAGCCTGTTGAAATCACCTTCGACAACTTACTGCTGAAGAAATCAACAGCGGCCCTGTGGGAGTCCTTCAAGGAAGTCTACAGCCCAACAACGGGCAAGTCGGGCTTCCGTGGTGGTAATGGTATCATGTACAAAGGCGAGAAGCTTTCCATCGTTGAGATGAGCGGTGACAATCAACCTGTTGCTGCTGTTGAACTCTACGGTGTCTACCCTGAGAAGGTTGTCTTCTCGGAGAAGAACTACTCGACCAACGAATTCTCGACGGTGACTGTCACCTTCAGATTCGACTTCATGAACTACATTGGCTCTAGAATTGGTGATGCGGGTGCTCGCTTCAACAACACTGCCAGACCTCAACCGTAGTAATACGTAACCTCTAACATAGTAGCCTTCTCTCTAAATATAGAGGGAAGGCTATTTGTCTATAATAAGTTATGAATAAGAAAGATATACTTAAGAGCTTCAGCAAAGTGCATAACAGACAACTTAGACTGTTAGAGCAGGAAGAAGAACTACCTCCTGAGGAGCAGAGTATTGAAAGTAGAATACAGGTTGCTGTTCAAAAGCTCAATGGTATGGCCTGGACTCAAAAGGTTCAGGGTTCCGACGCTTGGCAAGGCGTAATTGACACAGGTGTCCCCGCTGCTGGTAGTGGTAAGACAACTAGAGAAATAGGCTACAACACACGCACACGTAAGCTATCTGCGGCTAACAATAGGTTTCAAGCACAAGTGAGCCCCTCAGGAGCAATTCCACAACCAGGGGCAGAATGGGTTCAGCAAATAGGACCCTACCCAAATAAGAAGCCTGAAAGTTTTACTAAATTCTTAGGTCTTTTAGTTGGAGATACCGAGTTAACTAAATCTCAAACTCAAAGAAATATAGAAGAAAAAACTAGACCCGGTGCTGTCCTCGACCAAATGAGCGATGAATTTAGTACTGAGGTAGCCCAACAAATAAGATCTAACTTAGAGTCGATAGCCACTAACCTAACTCCAGTATGGGAGGGTATGTCTGAGGAAAATCAACAAGCCTACGAAAACACTATATCAAACTTTCAAAAACAATTTGTAGGAAGTTCAAAAGCCTCCTTCGAAAGTAAGCTTCTAACAGACAAAGTTAATTTAGGTCTTGTCAATGGAGAATGGACTTCTACTACAATGTCTCCTACACCTATGCAATCTTTGTTAGTTTCTGAAAGCGTTAAAGATTTAGTGTTGTTAGCTGGATCAGAAAATCCTACTTCTGAGCAATGTGATAATGTTGTAAAAGACTTTGCCCTTCAAGCAGGAACTAATAGAATAATCATCAGTCCAAAGGGTGATGGTGATGATCGAATTATGGCTTTGTCTTTCTCTGATCCGAAAGAAACTCTTAGAAATACTTTAATACGTGCTGCTCGTAAATGTCACCCTACTCTTGAAGCTGCTCAGTCTAGTATTAAAGTAGTTAGAGTTCAAGGCTCTGACGGTTCGGATGAAGGAGGTGGAGATAATGCCGCTAGAGGTTTTGCTTTTGAAGATATTCTAGAGGTGTTCTCTTTACTTCAAATAAAGAAAAGGATGGGACCGGGTTCACCAGGGTCTGATGAGCTTGCAGACTTACTTAATCTCAAAGCTTTAAAACTTCAAAAAAGATTAGCTAAGCTCAAGGTAAGCTCAGAGCAGTGGGTTGACGCTGTAAAGTCTCAAGGTTTGCCTCCTGAGCAAGCTCAATTGATGATTGATATTCAAAAGTTAGCTAGTGACTTAGGAGATTTTGATCCTCGCAAGCTGTATGGATCTATGCTTCACCACTCAAGAAATTCATTAGTGCGTAGAAATCCTGCATTTATTTTTCCTGTCGGAACTGAGACTAAGAGAGGTAAGAGGCAAGACGTATTAGAAGTTTATAGAACTAGAGAAGAAGCTATTGCAGCGGCTCAGAGCATGGGCGTGGAGTTAGAGCCTGAAGAGTTCTCGTCACTAGATGAAGCATTACGTGGAGAATCGGGTATCGTCACTAGAGAAGGTGATCAAGTAAAGCTTTCTAGTATTCTAGAAAGATCAGGAGCTTTTGAACAAGGTGCTCCTGTTTACACTCTCAAGGTAAGTCTTAAGAACTACATGAAGTTTGAAGGCGATGGTGCGTTAATGGGTGGAGGTATGAAGACCACTTTCCCTTCACTCCTGACTGCCACAGGCGAGCAGTTTGATGAGCCCTTCATGCAAAAGATTCAACAAATAGTAGACATTGATGATGTAAAGTCATTCAAAAGATATGCACTGAAACTTCAAGCAATATCCAGAAAAGTTAATGGTTTAGGGGATACTACTTTTACTAGGACAGGTAGAATTAGAACTAATAATTTAAAAAACTTAACCTTACTAACAAGAGCCGCTGTAAAAGACAATGGCCTGGATATGACAGAAGCAGGAAGAAGATTGACTTCTGCATTAAATACTTTTCAAGAGAGAGTAAAGATTGCTGGTGTTGGGGACTCTGAATATATTAGAGCAAGAGAATATGTTTCTAGATACTTAGAAAGTTATAAGTTATTTGGAGATCTCAATTCTAAAAACAGCAAAACTAAAAAATCTGCCCAACAATACTTAGCATCTCAAATGCTTCACGCTGGCGGGTCTGATGACGATGAAACTCTATGTGATTACAGAGGGCTTAACACAGGTGAAGACTATGTCTTTAAACAAAATGATCCTTTGAGAGATGCTTGGAAGTCTGTAATGTCTGGAGGTAAAGACCCTCAAGGTAATAATTGGAAGATAGATACTGATCTTCAGACCGGCAAGTATCACCTTGTAATGGCTGGTAATCCAAAAGTAAAGATCAGTTTTGAGCCTAGAGTTATACCTAGAAGAACTGGTGGAGAAGTCACCGGGTATGCAACTCAATTTCAAACAAGATTAAATAAGTCTGCACTGAAATATTTTAATAGATTAGTGAAGGGTAAGACAGAACAATCCAAAGTGAGTGAGGCATTCAGACATATCATGTTAGCACTGTCACTCCTCCAAGAAAAAGTGAGTATCGCTGATAGCCAGTAAGTCTGTAAGTCGGAACATAGCAATCTCTACTTCATTTATCTTTCCTTTCAGATAGAAACCGTTGACTGGTAAGGTGAGCGCATTTGTTATAGCTATGGGTTCCTTACGATCTTGACCAATAATCAATAAAAAATCTCTAGAAGATTTCTTAGAATCTCGATGCGCTTGGTCTATCATCTTACATATATTAGATTTAATATTAAATAGATCACTTACTTGTTCTTCATTATAACCTTTCTTACATTCAATAATATACTTAAACTTTTCTGGTGTTATTAAGTCACCATATACTTTTAAATATTCAGGTAATTTATGTGTTGTAGCAAAAGCACCAGAACCTGGAGTTCTACAAAATTCATTAGTATTAAATCTTTCATTTAATATCTTAGATATTTTGTTTTCAAATCTATTACCTTTAGATCTAGAATTTATTCTTTTCTTCTTTTTCAATATTGTTAAATCGTAATCATCCTTCATAAGGCTATAATAGGTCATGTCAGATAGTAATAAACTTAGTTTAGATAACACCAAGATAAAATTAGTAGAGAGAGGTAGAGGTCGTATGAAAATTCAGATCAAGTTTTCGAAGGAAGAGGCAGAAGGGTTCAAGAACTTCTGCATGATCAAGCCACCAGAAGTGGCTGATGAAGTGTTCTACAAGCAGATCTTTTTTGCTGGCTGTAACGCTATGACCAAGGAGATCACTGCTTTGGTTGAGGCGCACAAGGAATCGCAGGAGAAGGAAGCTCAAGAGAAGACTGAAGAAAATGTCGAGACAGAAGAATAACTTTAAGGCTGTTAGAATCCGCAACAGTAAGCATCTAGACTCTGTTGTGTCCTCCAACATGGAGAATAAGCAGACGGCTTATTACTTCATCACTAACCAGTGGGACAAGCCGTGTTCGTTCTTTAACGAACGTCTTCCTCAGGAGGGTACAACAGATCTGCATGTTGTGGACATCTTTGATGTTCCTAACTGTTTAGATGTAATTCGATCATCCATCAAGTCGCAAAGGGAAACAATCTCGACAGCTTGTCTGTCTGAGTATACACAACTGCCGATGCTTGTTGTGATCCATAAGTCTTTCCCAAGAGTGGTAACCTACAACGGGTCACTCGGAGCGGAGCTAGGTATATAGTCTCCGCTTTTTAGAGATCTGTAGATCTCCATCTTCTCGTTGTACTTCTTTCTTTTGGAGTAGAGAAGACGTAAGTTGTTCAAGATTACTGTGGTAAAATAGTTGAACGCTTGCCCAGAATCCTTGTTGAAGTTCTTGAGGACTTTTAGTATAAGTAAGAAGCACTCTTGCTTTGCTTCCTCGTAGTCAACATTAAACTTAAAAGACATCATGAGCCTGTCGATTAACATGTCGAACATCCCAAACAGTTCATCTTCCCCAGACCTGTCGTCTGATTTGAATTGAATAATCAATTCTTCAAACCGTTTGTTGTTAATATAGTAGCTCATTAATCTATGATAGTCTCGTGGTAAACCTTAGTTTCAAAGGACCGAATCCAAAGTGTTCCGGTTGTCCAGCCCTGAGGATGAATCTTCCTCGTCACACCATCTTGGAAGAGGAGGTAGAGCAGGAGTGTGATATTCTGTTCGTCGCTGAGTCTCCTAAGATGCATGAGGGTGAGTGGGTTCCCTTTCGCGCTCAAGAGTATTCAGTTATCATGAATCAACTCGCGGGCCTGGACATCTTTAATAAATTTAAAGTGGCTATGACTACCGCTGTCAAGTGTCCGTCGATTACACCGGACAACTTAAGCCCAGAGATTAGGAAGACCTGTACCACTCACCTGTTTGATTCAATTGAACGCTACAAGCCTAAGCTTGTGTTTGCTTGTGGAAAGCTTGCAACTACAATGCTTTACGGTAAGTCTACTCTTGAGTCTAGAGTTAGGGGTAAGCCTGAATACATGAAGACTCCTGGTGGGCATGAGTTCCCGGTAGTGGTCATTAAGCACCCCTACGAGGTCGTGAGTGAGCCTAGAAACTCCTTCTTATTCTCGACCGATATAAACAACGCTGTAAATAACGTCCTCTTAGATCAAGCCACAGACGTTCAGGTAGACTACACGTTTGCCATGACGGTAAGCGAATTGAATGAGGTTCGCGACGACTTTCTCGATAGCAAGATGGATATGGCTATCGACATCGAAACTACTGGACTCAACTTCCTTAAGGATACGATTCACACAGTGTCGATGACATTGATCGACAGGGACACGGGTGAGTTGGGTGGGACTCTTGTGCTGCCTATTGATCACTTCGAGGCTAAGATTCCAACTCGTACGAAGAACACATTCATCAAGTTTATCTGTCAGATGATGAGCAGGAAGGATAACAGAAAGATCTTGCAGAACGCAACCTTCGATCTTAAGTTCCTCAAGCGTTATGGTGTTGAGGAGGTATATAATGTATACGACACGAGACTGCTCCAGCACCTCTACAAGGAGGATGTCCCGAAGTCTTTGTCTGATCTTGTATACTACTATTTCCCTGAGGAGAAGTTCTAATGCTTACAGTAGAAGGTAAGAAGTTTGACTGGAAGAACATCCCACTCAACTTCTGTGTTGAAGGTAACGCTAAGGATACGTATGGAACCGCTCGTGTATATCATAAGCTGTTGCAGGAGCTAGAGGAGCGTAAGCTGGGTAAGCTGTATGAAAAGCTTATCGCACCTCTCACTATGGCATTCCGAGACATGGAGTTTGAAGGTCTCTTGATTGACGAAGATAAGCTGGAAGAACTTGGTGCTGAACTTCTGGATAAGATTGCCAAGGCAGAGTCTGCTCTTCGTAAGGCTGTGAACTTAGGTGACGACATCAACCTTAACTCTACTAAGGATCTCATCAAGGTTATCTTTTCTCTGGAGAAGAATAAGGACACTAAGAAGTATGAAGTAGTTGAAGACTTCGGTCTCGGACTGTATCCTGTTGAGTTCACCAAGAAAGGCGCACCGTCTACAAACGTCGAGACGCTGGTGAAGGTAGGACAGATGGTTGAAGAGGAATACATGGCTAGAGGTTTAAAGGATGAGTAACGAAGAAACTGCTATCGCTAGGTCGGTCTTGAATGCAATGTCTGACGATCAGGTCAGGGCTGCTAAGAGATTCTTTGACCGCTTCTCTGAATTCAAGAAGCTGACCAAGCTGCACTCTGTGTATATCGAAGGTGCTCGAACTGCACTTCAGAACACAGGTAACAGTCGCATGTATGTGAACTACAACATCGACGGCACAGTCACTGGTCGCATCTCTAACTCTGGTGCAAACATTGAGAGAGGTAAGAACGGTAAGATCGGCGTGTCCTTTCACACCCTTCCTCGTGAAGCACTGGATGTTAACATTCGTGATTACGTGATAGCTCCCAAGGGTCACGACTTCATCACCATCGACATGAAGGCGATGGAGCTACGAGTTCTTGCTCACGTTGCAAACGAACAGAACATGATCCATGCCTTCAAGTCTGGTATCGACTTGCACAGTTACTCTGCGGGGCTCACCTTCAACAAGGATCCTAACGATGTCTCTAAGCTGGAACGTCAGATTGCCAAGGAAGTGAGCTTCTTGACGGTGTATGGAGGCACTGCCTACACGCTAGCTTCTAAGCGTAACATTCCAGAGGAGCGTGCTGAGGAGATTATCAACTCGTGGATGAATGCTTTCCCTGGTGTGGGTCGCTACATGGATACGATCCAAGACTACATTGAGCAATTCAAGTATGCTAAGACGATCTTTGGTCGTCGTAGAAATCTTCCTAACATCGACTCACCATTCAAGAATGTTCGGCGTGAGGCTTTCCGACAAGGCTTGAATTTTACCATTCAGTCTGCTGCTAGTGACATCCTGTTGTGCGGTATGTTGGGTGTCATCAAGAAGCTAGAGAACATGGAAGCAAAGGTGGTTGCTACCGTCCACGACTCTATCGAACTGATCGCCCCTAAGGAAGAGACTAGGAAGGTGGTAGAGATTGTGAAGGATGAACTTGAGAACTACCACTATCTAAAAGAAAACTTCCACATCAATCTGAAGGTTCCCCTCGCAGTCGATGTGGAAGTCGGTAGTAGTTTTGGTAATGGCGTTGAGTATGAAGGCTAGCCTTCTGCTCTTTTTCTGCGGGCTCTTTCGGCATCATCATCAGCAATCTCTTTTCTGAGGTTAGCTGCTGCCCTGCCACTTGCCGCCTCTTGTCGGTTCCTTTCGATTTGATCCGGTCGTTGCGTAGAAGTGCCTCGACGGTGTGGATTCGTGTTAACCGCTTTTTTAGCTCTTTGCTCTTCAGCCGCTGCTTTTTGAGCTTTCTTTGAACCTCCCTTTTTCCGCACGTTAGCAGCCGCCAATCTTATCAGTGCTCTAGCTTTGGCTGCTTCCTTTCTTCTGATTTTGTCTTGTTCCTTGGGTGGAACCGGTACAGAATCACTTCTACCCCACACATCTCGTTTACCATGCTCAGGCTCAGGCTCAGGCTCAGGCTTTGGTCCTTTCTCACTCTGGACTTTCTTTAATCTCTTGTAAGCTTCACCGTAGCCTTCCTTTTCGTATTCTTCTTTACTTGCTAGGCTTCTTCCTTCATCGAGAAGCGATTTGATAATGTTTAGGAAGTTGCTCATTGCTCTTGAGGGTTAATACGTGGTCGTTTAGGATTACTAAGCTTGTTTCTTTCTGCCGCTATGCGACGCATTCTAACTTGTTCAGGAGTAACTTTAGTAGTCTTTCCGGAAGGGTGCATCACCGTTTGAGATCTTTCTTCTTCACTTAACATAGTGCTGAGAACTCTCTCGGCAAGACCCAAGCGAGCACCACGGATAATTTCAGTGCTGGCATTCTCAGCAGAAGCTTTTCTACCAAAACCAAGTTTACCCTTCTTTTGAGCACTCATGTATGCTCTATCTACATTTCTACGACTAACCATTGGCTTTCTTGCTTCAGGTTTACTTGCCTCAGGTTTATCCTTGCCCTGCTTCATCTTATCTTGAGTCTTCTTGTTAGCATCAAACATGCTCTTTATAGCACCCGCTCTGACTCTACGACTAGAAGGCCGGGGCATCTTTTTGCCTATATCCGAACCAACTACAACGCGAGGCGCAACCTCGCCCCTTTCTTTTCTTTCCTCATCTCTTCCCTTAATGTGTTTCATTATCTTCGTTAAGCCTTTAGTAGACTTACGCTGACGTTTGGGCTTAGGCTTGGCTTCGCCGCCACCGTCGCCGCCATTGTTGGAATCTTGAGGAGCAGGAGCCTCAGCAGTCTTCTTAACAGGAGCCTTCTTAACAGGAGCCTTCTTAACAGGAGCCTCAGCAGCCTTCTTAACGGGAGCCTCATCCGCAGCACTCTTACTGCGTGTAGTTTGGGCAAAAGCTTTATCTCTAGCTCTTTCTAGAGGGTGCAGACGGCCACTTCGAGTTCCTGCCCGACCTTTTCCGGCTCTTTGCTTACCCGCAATTTGAAGCTCAGAGCCGTCAGGTCTTTTTCTACCCATTTCCTTAGGAAGCTTACCACCTTCGGCATGTCGGCGAAGTTTCTTTCTAAATTCAGGCGTAGTTCTGTCTTGTGCGCTAGGACTGTAACCCTTCTTCTTCAGTCTACGGAGAGTTTGGCTTCTGCGGTATTCAGGATTTTTCTTCATCCTGTCTTGGGTACGTTTCTCGACACCCCTATCGGTCCTAAATCCTTTACCCGCTGCAAAGTTAGTAAGCATCTGACCAAGAAGCTCGTCCATACGCTCATCGGAGTATTCGTCATTGTAACCATCTTCAACTAACTGCTCTTCAAAGATTTCAATTAGTTCATCAATAACACTCTCCTCTGTAACTAAATCTAAAGTGTCTTCGTCTAAAGACTCATTCAGGCTTGGCATGTCTTCAAGCACACTCTCTCTGACATCCATGAAGCGAGAGGCTAAGATGCTCTCAAAGATACTTAACTCAAAATCAGTTAGCCTACTTTCGTTAAATCTTTCTTCAACACGAGTCATAACTCTATCAACAAACAAATTCTGCGAGCTATCTTCGCCCATAGCCCTGCTTATTGCTTTACGACGGTTCATGATGTACTGATCACTAGGATCATTGTTAACACCATTGTTGTTAACATCAGCGTCCTCTTGACCAACCCGATCAAGACCTCTACCTTTTTTCTTAGCCATAATAATTACCTATAAAACTATCTATTCACACGGTTATCGGCCCGTGCGCTTCGCCTTATTCCTCGCATACTCATCAGGAGTCATCTTGAATACTTCATTTCCCTGATAAGGTTTTTTACCTTTTGCTTCTGCTGCAATAGCATCAAAGCTTTTACCAAATTCCGCAGCACCCTTCCTAATCTTTGTAGCAGTGGAAGGTTCAGCCCTAACAATTCTATCCATGCCTACTTTGTTCGACACGTCTCTCGCAGCTTTGGATCTTTTAGGGATTGTGCCACTGTATAATTCGGAGATAATCATCTCAGCCATTCTTTGAAGAGCATTAGGGTTAACATCAGTAGAACAGTTCCATCTCCTGCGCGCCGCCTTACCACGCTCACCTGTCCACCCTCTACTCCTAGCACAGAATGATTTCCGACGTTTAGCTGGTTTGCTACCGGGCTTTAGCTCGGAAGGAGGTGTAGTCACAGCGGTTTGCAGTTTCGAGCCTTTGTTTCGACGACGATGTTCCTCAACTCCTAGCTGTGTCATGCCAGCCCCACTCTTAGTGGGCCTCATGTGTCCGCTTTTCTGCGACATACCAGACATGTCCCCTTTTTCTAACAAAGCTTTCTTAAATCTCCCAGCCATGGCTATAATACTCCTACACTATTTACCCCGACAACTGCGGATATGCTCAATAAAATAATAGACTTCCTAAACGATGGGAAGAGTAAAGTTTCTCTTGTAGATCGTATGGTTGGTGATTCGTCACTTAAAACTGTTAACGCTGCACGATGCTCTTACGACAATGAAAAGAGCGAGTTTGATGACAAGGATAAGAAGCTCACTAAGTTTCTTTGGACGCATGAACACACATCTCCCTTCCGTCATAGCTACTTCACGTTTCAAATAAAGCTGCCCATTTTTGTGGCTAGGCAGCTTATGAAGTATCAAGTCGGTTCGGGGTTTAGGTCAGTTGAAGCTGACGGAAGGGAGATATTTATTGAAGAGTTTGACCACTTGTATGATATCGACAAGGGCTGCTCTTGGAATGAAGTGAGTGGTCGATACACTCAAACCTCTGAGGATTACTACGTTCCTAAGGAACTGAGGTCTAACCCTCCTCATGGTAACAAGCAGGCATCGGACAAGTATTACAATCCTGTGAGTGAGAACTCGATGGACTACCTATACCCCGGTGAGGTTATAGAGTTCATGGACGATCTGTGCAAGCGTGCTCTGCACCAGTATCACAGATTCATCAAGAATGGTGTTGCAAAGGAGCAGGCACGAGGCATTCTCCCTCAGTGCATGTATACCAAGGCATACTGGACCCTGAGTCTGCAAAGCGTCATCTGGTTCCTGCATCAACGTCTCAAACCAGATGCTCAGTGGGAGATTCGTATGCTTGCAGAGGGCATCTATGATCTCCTTAAGGAAGACCTGGATAAGCTTGGCATCACTAAGGAGAGCCTGTGAAGAAGTGTCTAGTTATAGGTGACACGCACTACGATACTAAGTGCGAGGGCTACCTTGAGAATCAGGTTGAATCTACGATTAGGATTGTTGAAGAACACAAACCTACCATCGTTGTATTCCTTGGTGATATTTTCCACCACAGGAAGCCTACTCCTGAGGTGATTGTAGCTGTTCATAAGATGTTTCAGAAGCTGAGTCTTATACCCGGCTTGAAATTAATGTATGTGCTTAGAGGAAACCACGATTCGCAGAATAGGAACGATGACGGGTTGACTGCGCTGGAAACACTTTGTTATCCTGGGAGCAAAGTGCGGCTAGTCCAGCAAACTATAGTTGATACGGACCTTAATTTCTTACTTATACCACACTACGAAGACGATGAAAAAATCAAGGAGCATCTATCACGAGGAGTTGATGAGAATACTGTCGCTTTTGGTCATTTCAGTTATTGTCCTGAGCATCTTGGCATTCGGGGCTTTGATTCTGATCTTCGGCTAGAAGACTTTCAGTGTCGCACTATTCTTGGCCACATCCACAAGTATGTTGAGGACCAGCAGGTAACCATACTTGGCACACCATGGAGCACAAACTACGGCGAAGCTGATAACGAGCATTTCGTTGGTGTAATGGAGGAAACTCCCCACGGCTGGGGACCACTTAATAAATTTAAAGTGACTTGTGGTCCTCGTTTCTATGAGGCACCTTATGATGCTCTCGATGCGATGAAGGGTGAGATCTCTGACCCAAACTACTTCACCTTACTTCGTGTCACCTTAGACAAGTTTTCTGATGACCCTCCTTCTCTGCTGCGGGCCGACATACTTAATAAATTTAAAGTGGCTCATGTGGATCTGAGATTTCAGCCTGTATACGATGATACCTTAAATGATCGCCTGTCGGGCTATGATCCTAATGTACCTCTAACAGTCATTGATGCTGATATTATCAAGAAGTATATTGCGGAACAGTCGTCCACAATTCCTCATGATTTGTTAGAGAATGGACTAGACCTAATTAAGCAATATGCAGATAACGAAGCTGATAGCTAAGAACTTCTATTCGTTTAGAAACTTAGAGTTAGACTTTTCCGATATGTCGGGAATCGTTAGGATTCTTGGTCGGAACAAAGACAGTGGGGGATCCAACGGTGCTGGAAAGAGTGCCCTGTTTGAAGCTGTCACTTGGGGCATCTACGGCACCACGATCAGGAAGTCTACTGAGGCTGCTCTGGTTAACGCTCAGGCGGGCAAGGATTGCTCTGTATGCGTTGTTCTAGAGAAGAAGGGTATTGGCACGGTTACAATTACACGAGCCAAGAGACCCACTTCTCTCAACGTAGAGGTAAACGGAAGACTGATAAATAAAGCTACCGCAACCCAAACTCAAGAATATCTTGAGGGGTTGTTGGAGACCGACTATAAGTCTTTCCTAGCGTCGGTTGTGTTTGGTCAGCACTCCACCTTCACGTTCCTCGACTCATCACCAGAGGACAAGCGCAAGATCATTAAGAACTGTTTTAATCTTGATGATGTCTTTTCTAAGCGTGCGTCAGTGAAGCAACTCAAATCTTCTTACCAGGGCGAGCTTAAGATTATCTCAACTCTGGTTGGTAAGTTGCTAGAAGAGCAGGAGAGGCTACAAGCTGAAGTTCCTGATGAAAAGTATAAGCTGATGAAGTTACCCAGCTTAGAAAACATCTTGAAGGCTGAAGGTAAGATAGCTTCCAACGAGAAAGAGATCCGTGAGCTTCAACGTGCCATGAAGAAGGAGCGAGACAAGCTTAGACGGATTAAGGACATGATCAAAGAGGGGGTTTATGAAGACAAGAAGGATTGCCCTGTCTGCAAGAACTCTTACGTGAAATCCCAGACCATAGATGATGTTAAGAGCTACTCAAAAGAGTCCTCTGAATTAACTGATTCTATTGAAGAGAAAGACCATGCTATTTATGATCTAAGAGAGAAGAATGAGAAACTAACTCCAAAGATTTCTTCGTCTGAGTGGGCCAAATATAATAAGAAAAATAAACAGATAGAAAACGCTCAAGGGAGCATACATAGACTATCCCAAGTATCAGCACAGTTAGAGGAATACGAGTCTAAACAGCTTGAGCTTGAGTCACTACTTGAAGTTATGAAGTTCTGGGAAGTAGCCTTCTCAGAGAAAGGTCTTATTCGCTATATTATCAGGAACATTTTGGATTACTTTAACTTGAGATCTAACGAGTATGCTTCGATTCTGACTGGCGGTCAGTTCTCGTTAGAATTCAACGATGAGTTGTCTGAGACCATTCGCAACAACAACGTGGAGACCAAGTATATTTCTTTATCTGGAGGTGAGAAAAGGAAGGTTAACTTGGCTATAATGTTAGCCCTCCAAGATCTTAGCTCTAAGATTTCGAGAACCGATTGCAACCTCTTGTTCTTCGACGAGGTTTGTGATAACATCGACAATCCNNGGTATCTTGGCCGTGAACAATCTTCTCCGAATGTTAGAATCCCAGAATCCAGAGAAGAAAGTTCTAGTGATCACTCACAACAATTATTTACAGGAACTTCTGGGAGACACAGACGCAATTACCGTCAGAAAACAAAAAGGAATTAGTAAGGTTAGTTATGGCAATTAAGCAGTTGGATAGTATGGGTCAAGAAATCTTCATGTCGCGTTACGCCTACCCTGGTGAGACGAAGTACTCGGAGAGATGTAAGGCGATGGCAAAGCATGTTGCTGCCGTCGAAAGCGATGAAGAGATTGAGAAGTATGAGAAGAAGTTCTACGACGCTCTGAGCACTGGTGACCTCGTTCCCGGTGGTCGCATCATTTATGGTTCGGGCCGTAGTCAGCAGAACCTTCTCAACTGCTACGCCATCGAACCTGAGGATACCGTTGAATCCATCGGTAAGACTATTCAGGACATGTATCGCATCTCTTGTGGAGGTGGCGGTATTGGATTCAACTTTTCCAAGATTCGTCCGAAGGGTGACGATATCGGTAACGTGAAGAACTCCGCTCCCGGCTCGGTGTCGGTGATGAAGATGATTAATGAGGTAGGAAATCATGTCAAAGCAGGCAAGAACAGACGAACCGCGCTCATGGCAGAACTTAATGTGGATCACCCTGATCTACTGGACTTTTTGCACATTAAGCTGGATCTTTCAGAACTTACAAACTTCAACATTTCCGTTGCGATCACAGATAAGTTCATCGAAGCCTGTGAGAACAACGAAGAGTGGGAGTTTAAGTTTGGTAACAAGAAGTACCAAGTTTACTCTGCCAACAGAATCTCAAATGATGGCCATTCGGAGATCATCAACATCGTTGCGCTGTCACCAGAAGATGCAGCCAGCCGTGCCAAGCAGCACCACCTTCGTTTATGGGATGACAAGTTTGAAGACA